GCGGCGGTCGGCCGCGGCATCGCCGAGGGCGCGACGCTCGAGGACTTCCGCCGCGACTTCCGCGCCATCGTCGAGCGGCGCGGCTGGCACGGCTGGACCGGCGAGGGCAGCGCGAAGGGCGAGGCCTGGCGGACCCGGGTGATCTGGGAGACCAACATGCGCACCTCCTACGCGGCGGGGCGGATGGCCCAGCTGGTCGAGGGGGACTTCGCGTTCTGGATCTACCGCCACGGCGGATCGCGCGAGCCGCGGCCGCAGCACCTCGCCTGGGACGGGCTGACGCTGCCGCCCGACCATCCGTTCTGGACGACGCACGCGCCGCCGAACGGCTGGGGCTGCAGCTGCTCCGTCACCGGCTCGCGGTCGCGCCGGATCGCCCGCCGGATGGGGGGCGACCCCGACATGACCCTGCCCGAGGGCTGGGACCGGCCCGACCCGCGCACCGGCGCGCCGCCCGGCATCGACCGCGGCTGGGCGCATGCCCCGGGCGCCAGCGTGGCCGAGACGGTCCGCACCATGGCTGAAAAGGCGGTGAACTGGGACTATAGCCTGTCGGTTGCCTACATGCGCGACCTGCCGCCCGCCCATGTCGACGCCTTCGCCCGTGCCTATCGGGCGCTGCCCAGCCTTGCGACCGAACTGCGGCGGTGGTCGGAGCGTGTGATCGGCGTGCGAAATGGCGGTCCGATCGACCCGAAGGTGACGGTGGTGCCGCAGAAGTCGCTCGGTCTCGCCACGGTCGCGCAGGTCGCACAAATCGAGCGACTGACTGGGCTCACCGTGAAGGGGCAACTCCTCGACCTTGCCATCGACCGAGATGCGGTCCGGCATGTGATGGCGCGCCACACCGACCCGGAGACAGAACGAAGCAGGGGCCAGAGACCCGTCCTCCCGACCGATTTCGGCAAGCTCGGGGAACTCGTGAACGGACCGGATCGCATGGTGCTTGGCCCCCGAATTCCAAGGCGCGGTCCGGTTGTCCGCTACGAGAAGATTTTCGGCGCGGAGCGGTATGTCGCCTTGTTCGAGGTCCGGACCGGACGCCGCAGGCTGAGCCTTGTGACGATGCGGGTCGAAAAAGGTGCCGGCGCGTCCCCTACCGCAACGCCCTGAGCGTGTTCGCAGACGTCCTGCGAGGGTTCGATGTCCGCGCCAGCAACCGAAGGGTAGACATGATCGAGATCGAACTCAAGGATGACGCTGTGGTGGCAGCGCTGGCGCGGCTCGATGCCGGGCTGCGCGACCCGCGCCCGCTGATGCAGGAGATCGGCGAACTCCTGGTGGAAAGCACCAAGGACCGGTTCAAGGCGGGCACGGCGCCCGACGGCAGCGCCTGGGCGCCGAAGACGCAGGCGACGCGGGACGCCTATGCCCGGCGCGGCGAGCGGGTCGACGAGCGGCCGCTCTGGGGGCCGTCGCGGATGCTGGCGTCGCAGATTTTCCCGCGCGCCACCTCTGACCGGGTCGAGGTCGGGTCGAACCGGATCTACGCCGCGGTGATGCAGTTCGGGGCGGCGCAGGGCGCGTTCGGGCGCAATGCGCGCGGCAGCCCGATCCCCTGGGGCGACATCCCCGCACGTCCCTTCCTCGGCGTCTCTGCCGCCGACCGCGAGGGCGTGCTCGAGGCGATCGGGCTCTGGCTGGGCGAGATCGTCGACGACTGAGCCGCGGGTTCGGCGCCGCCGGTTCCGCGCCGCCGGGCCTTGACCCGGGGCAGCGCGGGGCGCAGGTTGCCGGCATAGCCCGCCGCGGCACCCCCCCGCAAACCCCCGCAAACCGTTGTGCCTAGTCGCCCCCCGCCCCCGCGGGCGATGGTCGCGCCATGACCGCTGCACCCCATACCGCCCTGATGCAGGCGCAGGCGCTGCCCGCCCCCGAGGCGGCGGCGCCTGACTGGATCCACCTGCTGCCCGCCGGCGCCGACGTCACGACGGCCGACGGCCGCGGGCCTTACCGCGTCCTGGACCCGCAGGCGATCGTCGCCGCCGCCGGCACCGACCCGAAGCTGCCGATCGACGAGAACCACGCGATCGACTGGGCCGCGCCGCGCGGCGAGGCGTCCCCCGCCCGCGGCTGGATCGTCGAGTTGCAGGCGCGCGCCGACGGCATCTGGGGCCGCGTCGAATGGACCGCCGTCGGCCGCGCGCTGGTGGCCGACCGCGCCTACCGCGGGATCTCGCCCGCGATCGTTCACGACGGGGCCAAGCGCATCCTCGCGATCGTGCGTGCCTCGCTGACCAACACCCCGAACCTGCGCGGTCTGACCGCGCTCCACACGGAGACCACCATGCTTCTTGCCATCGCGAAGGCCCTGGGCCTCGCCGACGACGCGACCGAGGCGCAGATCCTCGACGCGATCGACAAGATGAAGGCCAAGCCCGCCGAGACCGACACCGCGATGCAGGCGCAGATCGGCGCGATCGGCGCGGCGCTCGGCGTGGCGGCGGGCGCGGCGCCCGAGGCGGTCCTCGCGGCCGCGCAGGCGCGCTCGACGGCGCAGCCGGCCGAGATCACCGCGCTGCAGGCCGAACTGACCCGCGTCGCGGGCGAACTGGGCGCGCTGCAGACGAACGGCCGCCGCGCCGCCGCCGAGGCCTTCGTCGATGCCGCGATCCGCGAGGGCCGGGTCGGGATCAAGCCGGTGCGCGAGCGCTACGTCGCGCTGCACATGGCCGATCCCGCGGGCACCGCTGCCCTGGTGGCCGCGATGCCGGCGCTTGCCGGCGGGCGCCTGGCGCCGCCCGCGGCCCCGGCCGCCGACGGCGAGGTCGCGCTCCAGTCCGAGCACCTGGCGGCTGCCCGCCTGCTCGGGATCGACCCCAAGACCTATGCCGCGACGCTGAAGGCCGAGCGCGCCCATGAGGAGGCTCTCTGATGGTTGCCCTTGCCCAGGACCGCAACACCCCCGCCCGTTCCGGCGATCTGCGCGAGGGCGCCGTCGGCGCGGCGCAGCTGGTCTATGCCGGCGCGATCGTGATGCGCAACGCAACCGGCTTCCTGATCAAGGGCGCCACCGCCACGGGATCGGTCGCCGTCGGCCGCGCCGACGAGCGCATCGACAACGCCGCGGGTGCGAACGGCGACAAGCGGCTGCGCTACCGCGCCGGCATCTTCCGCTTTGCGAATGCCTCGGCCGGCGACCTGCTGACCATCGCCGATGTCGGCAAGTGCTGCTGGGTGATCGACGACCAGACGGTCGGGCGCACCTCGGCCACCACCACCCGGTCGCGCGCGGGCATCGTCGAGAGCGTGGATGCCGATGGCGTCTGGGTCCGCTTCGACGAGGCGCTTGCCCGCGTCGCCACCCCCACCGCCGCCTGACAGGAGAGCCTTCATGCTCGTCAATGCCGCCAACCTCGACGCGGTGCGCGTCGCCTGCAAGACCTCGTTCCAGGGGGGGCTCACGCAGGCGCCGTCCCACTACCTGCGGATCGCGACGGTCATCGCCGCCGCCACCAAAGAGCAGAAATACGGCTGGCTGGGGAAGATCCCCAACGTCCGCGAATGGATCGGCGACCGCGCGGTGCAGAACCTCGCGCAGCACGACTATGCGATCCGCGAGAAGCCCTGGGAGCTGACGATTGCGGTCGACCGCGACGACGTCGAGACCGACAACCTCGGGATCTACGCGCCGCTGTTCCAGGAAATGGGCCGCTCGGCCGGCGCGCTCTGGGACCAGCTGGTGTTCGGGCTTCTGAAGGACGGCTGGGGCACGACCTGCTACGACGGGCAGTATTTCTTCGACACCGACCATCCGGTGCTCGACGCCTCGGGCAGCGTCGTCTCCGTCGCCAATACCGACGGCGGCGCCGGCGCGACCTGGTTCCTGCTCGACACCAGCCGCGCGCTGAAGCCGCTGATCCTGCAAAAGCGGCGCGACTTCGAGTTCGTCTCGAAGGACCGGGTCACCGACGAGAACGTGTTCAACCGGCGCGAGTTCATCCACGGCGCCGATGCCCGCGCCAACGCCGGCTTCGGCTTCTGGCAGTTCGCCTGGGGATCGAAGCAGGCGCTGAGCGCGGTCAACTACGCCGCCGCCCGCAGCGCGCTGACGGGGATGAAGGGCGACTACGGCCGCCCGCTGGGGCTGTCGCCGAACCTGCTCGTGGTGCCGCCCGCGCTCGAGAGCGCGGGGCGCAAGCTGCTCAATTCCGAATACGGCGCCGGCGGCGAGACCAACGAGTGGAAGGGGACCGCCGAGCTGCTGGTGGTGCCGTGGCTCGCATGACCGGCAGCCCGGCCATGGCCCGCCGGCAGGTCGCCAAGATCGTGAATACCCAGAGCGCCGAAGACAGCCTTGCCGGGGATTCGTCCCCCGAACAGGCCGAGGCGCAGCACCAGGCGGGGGCGGTGTCCCCCGCCGACCACCGGGGCCCGGACGTCATCACGGCCGTCCGGGTCACCGGCCCGGCCCGCGGGCTCTGGCGCGCGGGCCTGTGGTTCGGCCCGGCGCCGACCGAGATCCCGCTCGCGGACCTGACCGAGGACGCGCTCGCGGCGATCGAGGGCGACCCCCTCCTTGCCGTGGAGCACATTACCCCGCCGCCGGCCTGACCGGCCGCGGGCCCCGCGCCGCCCCCCTCGGCGCGCCCGCCCCCAGAGGGCCTGCCCGGGGGCGGTTCGCCGCCCCTGGGGAACAACCCCGCCCGAGGATGCCGCCCGATGACCTACGCCACGCTCGCCCAGCTGACCGACCGATACGGCACGGCGATGCTCGTGGCGCTGACCGACCGCGCCGCGCCCCCCGCGGGCATGGTCGACGCGGCCGTCGTCGACCGCGCGCTGGCCGATACCGATGCGATGATCGACGGCTTCGTCGCCGCCCGCTACCGGCTGCCGCTGGCCGAGGTGCCGTCGCTGCTGGCCGACCTCGCGCAAGCGATCGCGATCTGGAAGCTGCACCGCTACGCTCCCGATCCCAAGATCGAGGCCGACTACCGCGACGCGCGCCGCACGCTCGAAGCAATCGCCGCGGGCGGGGTCCGCCTTCCGGTCGCGGGGATCGAGCCCGCGGGCACCGGCGGGTCGGGCGCGCGCATCACCGACCGCGAGCGGCCGTTCACCGAGGCGAACCTCAAGGGGTTCATCTGATGCTCGGGGATGCGGTGATCGCGCGTCTGCGCGCGGGTGTGCCGGCGCTCGCGGGCCGGGTCGAGGGTGCGGCCGAACTCGCGGCTCTGCAACGCCAGAACCAGTTCCCGCAGGTGACGCCGGCGGCGCATGTGATCCCGCTGGGCCTGTCGGCCGCTTCCCCGACCGCGCTGGCGGGCAATTTCCGCCAGGAGGTCGACCGCCGGATCGGCGTGATCCTGACCGTGCGCACCCATGACGCGACCGGCTCCCGCGCGCTGGCCGGTGTCGACGCGCTGGTCGAGGCGATCGTCGCCGCGATCTCCGGCTGGACCCCGGACCCCGGCAGCACCGGTGTGTTCCGCCTGCTGCGCGCCGAGGTCGCCGCGATGCGCGAGGGCACGCTCGTGTGGCAGATCGAATTCGCCCTCGCCGACCGTATCAGGAGTTCATGATGTCCCGCCGACCGACCGCCGACCCCGGGCCCCGCGCCCCTGCCGCCCCGGCCCGCGCCGCCGCAGGCGACGTTCCCGTGCCGCCCGGTGGCGGCGCCTGGATCTGGGACGCCGAGGCCAAGCGGCACCAGCGCGCGCCAAAGCCGGCCCCCGAACACGCCGCCCCCGAAAGCGCCGCCCCCGAAACCGCCGCCCCCGAAACCGCCGCCGCAGCCTCGGCACCGGCCGCGATCCCCGCCGCCGCCCCCGATCCAGCCCAGGAGGACTGAGCGATGTCCGATCGCCTGACCCGCAAGACCACCGTCCATGTCCAGCTCGAAACCGTCTATGGCGAGTGGCCCGGCACCGCCTGGGCCGCCAGCCATGCAGTCCTTCTCGCCGAGCCGCCCCGCCATTCGATCCGCCGCGAGGTGGTCGACCGTACCCTGGTGCGCCCCTTCCTTGGAGGGTCCGAGCAGCTGCCCGGCCCGCGCGTCGCCGAGATCGAGTTCGCGGTCGAACTGACCGGCTCGGGCGGCGTGG